GGCACTGCAAACAATAATCAATTGTTTGAAAATACATCTCCCCGGGGATTATAACCCCCGAGAGGTTGTTTTAAACAATCTCCCTGTTAGCCATTAATGGCCTACCATCCCTAATAGGGTTGGTACCTTCCAGCCTTGAGTCTGACGGTACTGGGACGTCCTGCACGTTCCAAGTGCCCCTCTTGAGAAGGCATAAAGCCTCTCTTGAGGAAGAACTTGAGGAGGGCCGGCGCATCATCCAATCTGTCGATTGGAAGTTGCGCCTGAACTGTAACACCCCTGACAAGGGGGCGATGCAGGTTAGTATCCCAATGAGTGACATCATAGATGCCATCCATAGGGACACGGCCAACAACCGAAGAGGTTTCATGGACAAATGGATAAGGTATTAGCTTACTAATCCATTCGTCAATGGTTTCAACAGTGCTAAATAAGAAAAGGCTTTGAGCCTGATTCCTAAACGCGCTGAGAGAAACAATCTCTTGAACATGTGTAGGTCTGGTAGGAATATCAGAGCGGAGCTTGACGATGGAAACGTCAAACCCTCGATAAAACTCCTTACCACAACTCTCTCTGAACCTTCCGGTCCAGAAAGACTTGTCGCGATTTACGGAGAGCCCAAAGCGCTCCAGGACCGCGATGACCTCGTGCACATAGTCTTCGGGAACGATCATATCGTCACCGAAGACACGCACCTGGCCATCAAAGGACTTAATGTCCTTGATGGTAAACCGGTATCCGGCTTTTCGCTCAATCCCGAGGAAGATGAGGGTCAAAAAGACCATCGCCTCCACGGGAAAGCATAAAGCAGACCCCATAGACGCGTATTTGGCAAGCCGAACGACTTGACCATCTACGTCAGCCGACCGCGAACGACAAGCTTGAAGACCCTCTTGCAAGGAGGGCCAAAGCTTAGTCATCCGGAGGACCAGCTGATTTGAAACACGATCAGAGGCTGCACTAAGATCTAGTGTAGCAAGGGATCCATCAATGGATCCCTCATGAGCAAGGAACCTGTTAGGCTCCTGATCATCAAAACTGACAAACTTCGAGAGGATGTCATCCCTCTTGAAGTTATCCATGATCAATTCAAGAAGACCCTGCTGCACATACTGCATGTGAACAGGCTCTTTAGCAATTAGTCGTGGCGTTTTCATAGTTTTAGGGACAGTAATCACCTTAACGGGTGGCTCCTGTCCCGGGGTGAGCCAGTGAAGGTCACGCTCTAAATAGAGAGAGTAGCTCGGAGCTAAAAACTCCGACGCAGGGAATAAATATTCCATGCGCTCTGTCCAAGTTCGCCAATGGTACTTCTTGTTACCAAGGGTACCATCGGCAGTAGAACCTGGACCGTGCTTCGGGAGAGAGTTTCCGTTATAGACCTCGCGGTCTAAAATAGAGAACAGGCTCCTGAAAAGAAGAGCAGACATACGCTCAAAATCCTCATATTCATGAGGTAGGAGTGTAGCGTCTGCGACCTTAACGGCTTCTTCACTAAGATGATAATCATCGAATGCAGCTGCAACCCGTTCAGGGGTGCAGTCGCGCTCAATCTTAGACCACATGCCAGAAAACTGGCGAATGGAATAGATTGAATCGATAGAAAAATCGTCCAGTAGGATACCAGTACCACGATCGAAAATGAGATCAAAGAAACCTCCGAGAAATCGGGGGAGACTGCCTTTAAAGGTGAAACCTTTAAAAAGGTCGTGATCAACAAAGCCCTGATCAAGACTTCTTTCGAAGTCTTTACAGAACTTTGCAAGGGTGATCGTTAAAAACGAATCACCTTCATCTTCGACACGCTTAGCGACCGTTTTCTTGTCGTTAAGGGTACTTATGCCGACTCGATTCCCAAGATCATTGAGAATCAGATCTGCGAGTAACGTAAGGCTTTTCAAGCCTCCTCCTTCAATAGGGGGTAGTGCTTCCATAGCCATGCATTACTTCAGGGTTCAATGCTTGCCAGACGGGCCACGACGGAGACCGAGGAGTGAGAACACTCCGACAATCCCAATAGAGGCCATACCAGCAAGACAAATTGCCCCGCCTAGGAACACATCAAAGATGCGATCCATCTCAGTTCTCTCCACCGACGAACTTGGTGAGAGAAGCGTTCGAACCGGAAGTCAGCGAGCTAAGAAGCTCGGCGACAGCGGAAACCTGCTCAGAAGCAGTAAACCCCTGCTTAGGGGCATCGATAAGCACATAAGCGCTCATCGAAACACTGTTATTCTGACCAGCAACGAACGGGTCTGCAGCAATCTTGCTGAGATCAACACGGTAGATGCTACGAGAACGCTTACCAGAGGTATGCGAAATCGTAAGCTTCTTGGTGCCATCCGCACTAGTAAAAGTGCCAGACGCAAGCCCGAAACCAGTTCGCGGAAGCGAAGTGGAACCGAGCGTCTGAGGATCGGAAAATGCCATGGCATTACTCTTTTCTATTAACTTATTGTTAAGTTGGTATTAATTTGTACTAGGTCATGTATCTATCACAAGGATACAAGCATGATAAGCTTACCAAAGCTTATTAGGCGCTCGGGTCATACCGAGCGCACCTAGAATAGCCCATTGCTGGACCGAGAAAGTTCCGGGGTCGAACCCGAAACCGAAAGGCGTTGCCTTGACCCTTTGCTTGCGCTCAGAAACCCAAGTAGTAGCCAAGTTACCAATCCCAACCCTGGGGTTGATACCGTCGTCATAGCTGACGGTGGAATCGGTCATGAAGGTTTTCCGATGGACATCGTGTCTCATCAGATAGCCCCATTGCAACAACTGGCCATCAAGGCTAGCAGCTGTAGCGTTATCTACGATAGCGCCAACATCTGTGAACCAATCGATGAACCAGGACCATGGCATAGCTTGCCAGAAAGCGCGTGCATCCAAGCGCGCGCCTAGCCATTTTGCCGCTATTTGACCGGTGCGGTCGATGCGTGAAAACACATCATCGCCAACGTTCAAATGGTAGCGGAAAGCTCCACTAAACCAGACTCTCGTCTCGTGG